GGATCTTATTGTTTCCGATCGTGTACTCCCCTCTCTTGTAGTGTTCCTGAACAGCCCAGCGGATATTCTGTGAAATCGACTCACTTTCGCTCTGTGCGATCAGACCCATCAGGGAGAAGATCATGCCGGATGACGGGTCCATTGTACTCAGGGATTCCTTCTCAAAATAGACCTCCACACCGTAGCTCTTCAACTTTGCCACATAGCTCTGGCAGTCCACGATGTTCCGGGAGAAACGGCTGATGCTCTTCACCAGAATCAGGTCGATCTTACCGCCAATGGCATCTTCAATGCAGGCCATGAACTGTGGCCGCTTCTCAGCGCTGGTACCGGAAATCCCCTGATCAGCGTAGATTCCCGCGAAGTCCCATTCGTCATGGCACCGGATGAAGTCCTCGTAATATTCCTTCTGGGTCTCGTAGGATTCCTCCTGTGAACTGTCTAAGGTGCTTACCCTGCAATAAGCTGCCACCCGCTTTCTCCGCTGATGACGCTCGCTCTTTACTACGTGTATCTTCATCCTGTATCCCTCCGGGCAATAAAAAAGGCAGGAGTTTTTTACGCCCCTGCCTTCTCTAACAACTTCTTGATCAGTTCATCCTGCTCCTGCTGACGTTTCATGAGTTCCGCCAGCTGAGCTTTCAGATCTGTATTTTCTTCCTGTACCTGCTCTGCCGAATCCTGCTTCCTGAGCTTCTCCCGTCTGAGCTCCAGCTTCCGCTCCTGTATCTGTCTTCTCTTCTCAATGGACCGCTTGCAGAGCACTTGCGGTGATTCTGTCATCTTCGTCGGGTCTGTCTCTGCCGTTGTAGTCATGCCGCATTTCCAGTGGACCGTCACGGTATGGTCATCTTTCCCGGAGTGCATCCCGAGCTCTATGGATTCGATCAGATCATCGACCCAGTAGAAGTCGACCTGTGAAAACTGAGGATGTTTCTTCTTATAAGAAAGCATCGTCTGCACATCTGGGTTTTCGGTATCCGTCAGCTTCTCAACCGGCAACTTCTCGTAGCATTCCAGAACTGCCGGATCAAGCAGGTCTGACCGGAGAAGGAAGTCTTCACCCTCACAGGTCCACCCGCGCTGATTGCCGTAGATGCCGAGCTTGCTCTGATGCAGCTTCCTTCCGCAGAACGGGCATCTGAGGAGGCTACCGTAAGGATAATTCCCACCGATCTCCGGATTCCGCTTGTTGTTCATGTGGCGGATCTTCTCCACTCTCCTGAACTGGTCCCTGCTCACAATCGCCGGGTGATGATCCTTGATGTAGTATTGAGGCACCTCGCTGCCGTCATTCTTCACGCATTCATGGGAAAGATGATCCGCTGTGTAAAACTTCTGGAGGATGATGTCTCCGCAGTATTTCACATTTTCCAGAATGGAATGGACCAGCGCCGCATCCCAGTGCGCCTTTCCCAGCGGAGTAGGAACCTTCGCCTCGTCCAGTTCCTCCCCGATCTTTGGTGTGGAAAGGCCGTGCTCATATTCATCAAAGATCTTCCGGATGACTGCAGCCTCATCGTCAACAATGACGTAGGTTTCATCGCCTTCTTTGGTGTAACCATAGATTGAAACCCAGCGGTCTGTTCCGTCCTGGAATCTCTTCCGGACACCCCATTTGATGTTCTCGGAAAGAGATCTGGACTCTTCCTGCGCAAAGGCGGCCAGCACTGTCAGGATCATCTCGGAATAAGCTCCGGCGGTATCGATGTGCTCCTTCTCGAACAGAATGGTCACATTCAGCTGCTTGAGCTCCCGGACGTATTCGATGCAGTCCAGCGTATTCCGGGCAAAGCGGCTGATAGACTTGGTAAGGATCCTGTCAATCTTTCCTTCCCGGCAGTCTTCCATCATTCTCTGAAACTCGACCCGCTTTGCAGCGCTTGTACCGGAGAGGCCTTCATCCGCATATACACCGGCATATTCCCAGTTGGGATTCCCTAAGATTCGCTTCTCGTAAACCTCGACCTGGGTGTTGAAGCTGGTCTCCTGTTCATCGGAGTCTGTGCTGACCCGGCAGTAGGCAGCCACACGGAGTTTCTTCTTAGGCTCCGACTTCGCTGCTCTTCTGACCTGTGTTCTTGTCGCTTCTCTCATGCAGCTCCCTCCTTCTCTGGCATTCTTCCAGCAGTTTCTTCGCCTCTTCCGAGAAGTTGCATCGTTTGGCATTGAGCAGGCTATGGCCTATCAGCTCCTGCACAAAATCGAAATCCTCATGGCTGACCAGTGCTTCATGGTGTTCTTCGATGTAGTACTGATCCGCCAGACCATCGTTGTCCACTCTGACCGGCTTATGATCCCGGATGATCACCGTGGTCTTATTGTTCATGTAATCGCCGGTGTAATAGGGATTGGTCAGCAGGTAGTGGAGGTTGTACTGGCTCCAGCACCTGTTCCCTCCGAGCTCCTTCTGCAGACAAATGAGCTGTCGCCGGATTTCCGGGTATGGTGTTCCTTCACTCGCCAGCCGGAAGGCAAGCCTCACCTGGGCCGCTTCATTCGGAACTGTCACCCAGACATGATCTTTTCCATGATCCCGATAGCCATAGGAAACAGCTCCGTAAGGCTGACCCTTCTTCAGGCGTTCCTCCCTACCCCAATGCATGTTGGTGGCAATGCTCTGGCTCTCCTCCTGTGCAGTGGTTCCAAGAATCCCGAGCATCAGTTCCGACGCTGCGCTTCTGGTATCGAGGCCTTCCTTCTCGAAGACTACCGCCACATGCAAGGCTTTCAGTTCCCGAAGTGTATCCAGAAGATCCGAAAGGTTCCTCGCAAAGCGGGACACGGATTTCGTATAGATCAGGTCGATCTTTCCTGCCCTGCAGTCCTCTATCATTCTCTGGAATTCCGGTCTGCCATCAATGTGCGTTCCCGACTTACCGTGGTCTCCATAAATATCGACAAGTTCCATCCCCGGGTCTGATTCAATCAGCTGGCGGTAGTAGTTGCACTGGCTCTCGAAGGAAAGGTCCTGCAATTCCTGATCTGTACTGACTCTGCAATAAGCCGCCGCTCTGATTTTTGCTTTTTCCATGAGTCACCCCTCCTTTGGTAGGTACCATATTCGCTCTGACACGCACGATAGCAAGCGAATCAGGCCGCATAAAACGGAGAATCTGTGCGCTTTATCAGGCCGGTGAATTGTCGATAATGAACGCTCGGGTTTCCTGTTTCAGATCGAAGGCAATAAAAAATCCCGGTGCAGAAGCCAGGTAGTTCTGACTCACGCATCGGGATCTCCTTCATTTTTTCCAGTCTAACCATATCATGCTGGAGGGATGAAATGGAAGTGAAAAAACATGAACTGATAGTGAAAAACCATGAAGACTTTTACCTCAGCAGCTCGTTCACCCTCTTCTGCACCGCTGTGTAATCGTAGCCTGCTGCTGTGAGGCGCTTCCGTCTGTCAGAGCCATTTCCCCACTTGCCCTGCAGCACTTCACGGGCTACCTGATCGACAGACTTCCTGCCTGTGGCAGCCTGTCCCCGGAGCAACTCATTCACTCTCTTCTGGACCGTGTTGTAGTCAAGTCCAAGAGCAGAGATGGCTTTCTTCCTCTGATCACCATTCCCGTACTTCCCAGCCAGAACGCCTCTTGCCGCTTCCTCAACGGTGATAGATGCGGCCTCCTGATAGCGGAGCACACAGTTCCACGGGAAGTTCCGATAGGACCGGATCAGAAATTCCCTGCCAGTCTGATCACCCGGAACACCTCCGACTGCCGTTCCCTTCTCATTGATGGAAGCCTCTACCTCCAGACCATTGCCGCAGTACATGGCAGTGTGATGTGTGGTATTGAGGAGCACATCGCCTCTTACCAGTCCTGCACCGGTACGGAGATTCACCCTGCCAGTGACATCGGTAAAACCACAGGCAAGGAAGGCTGCCTTCATGTTTCCTGTGTAAGTGGCACCCTTGGTCCTGACCGGTACGCCTGCCGTCTGCCATGCGGTGATGACTGCAGAGCTGCAGTCGTAGTCGCCTCTCTCACCCCAGCGGTACTGCTGATCGTAACCATGTGCGTTGTTTCTTGCTGTATTTTCCATCCAGCTGATGGCTGCTTCTGTCTTGCTCATATGCTATACCCCCTTAAAAAGCGCAACAAAAAAGGCCCGCAAGCACCCCTGCCTGTGAGCCCGTGTCCCATTCACGGAGGGACTTCCGAGATGAAGGATCACCTCATTTCTGTGCCTGCTTGTAGATCTGGTTGATTCCGGTTGCTGCAAAACCTGAGACAATGCCGACTGCCAAAGCATTGACGATATCAGCAGCAGGGAAATCCGGCATGAGATACAATCCGGCAACTCCCAGCACTGCACCGACAACACCGCAGATCACCGGAATCCAGGTGTCCGGTACCTTGCTGCTGGCCTTAAATGCCGCACCTACCAGATAGGCAATCACCGTAATCGCCGCGACGGACGCAATTCCAAAATCCATAATCACTTCTCCTCCTCTTCTTTCTGATACGGCAGCTTCTCTACCGTATGGTACAAAGTCTCTCCCGTGCCGTTCCCGCCGAGCGCCTTGTATGGCCTGTAGAGGTACTCGAGATTCTCCCGGTCATCTAAGGTCGCCCAGCCACGGGCAATAAAAAAGCTGCACGCCTGATAGAGCCGGTCATGCAGCAGAGCGAGAATTCCTTCCCGCAGAACGTCATATTCGGTTTTCTTCTTCCGGAGCTTCTTCACGCACCACGTAAGGACTGCGATGATGAGAGCGAAGAGCTCCTGAATCCAGTACTTCAATATCCAATCCAACATGAATCACCTCAATTCACCATCGTGAGTTCAATATTCGAAACAGTTCCAAGATAGGGTCTGTTCGGAGTCCCATCTCCCGCCAGATAGAAATAGGCATGGAAATTCGTAGCATGTGCGTTTTCTTCTGATATGTTGAAGACGCAGTAATTTGTCACTGTGTATCCAGCTGCCGTACCTATCGGAATCTTTACCGTGGGTTGTTCTGTTAAAACTGAGGTCGCCCCAACACTTACTGCGATCATATTGATCCATGCTGTCTTAGCACAGGTCAAACCAGATGACTGGTCTTTCTCAATCGTAAATTTGCAGGCCAGTTTATACTTACCGGGCAGAAGCTCTGAAATGTCCTGATTAAGAGTCGAACTCTCAGTAGCCCAAGAGGCATTCGAAAAACTACTCACATCGGTAAGATTTATCTTGCTGATTCTGTCAATCAGTGCCTTATCATTTGCTGTAAGTAAACCCTTTGCAGTAGCCGACGCATCTGGGACCATCAGGACCGTCTTCCCTCCATTTCCATGAGTAAAGGTTAAGGCACCGTCCGCATATGCTGCAGCAGCAAGATATTCTGTGATATCTTTCCCATTCTTATCACAGATTGCCTTCTCATATGGAATGCTGTAGAAACCGTCACTGTATTCCTCATAATCAGATGGCAGTGTTCCGTTCGAGAGATTGGCTCCCTCATTGTTGATCCATGTCCCAATAAAAGTTCCCTGAAAAATCCCGAACAGAATCAGGTCTCTTCCGGAACCACCAGTCATAAGAGACAGATAATACTTATCGTTTGATTTCTGGTGAAGGATTCTGGGCACGTAGGTACTGGAGGTAGTCCTCAGTCGAAGAGATATACCGTTGTCCGACTTAATGGGTGATCCATCTGAATTCACTCCGTTATAGCTGGCAACAATACTGAGGTTACCCGTGTAATTGGTACCGACATATCCACCGCTACGCCTCGAAAAGAAATAACCATCAAAAGCTCGTGTTGAGGCATTGGACTTTGCACTTATCCAGTCTGTAATATCGTACATGAGGAGATATTTCCTTCTGCCGCCGTTATCTGGAATCCCTGTCTGGTAAGTTGATACCTTACCAAGTGCTGTTGCTGCATCCGCCGATGTAGCTTTGGCGACCTTTACCGTTCCGCTCGTGAGTCCTGTCTTCAGATCATTCGCAAGCTTGGTGTTGGCCTCTTCAGCCTTCTTTGCCCGGTCTGTCTCATCTGAAATGCTCTTCTTTACAGCACTGTCATCGTAGACCGTATCCGTGAAAACAGCATCAGCAGGAACATCAGACTCTACAGAGTGTCCATTAACCTTGGCAGCATTGTCGACCATACCATCGCCATCTGCATCATAGGTCTTAGTGGTCATCTTTGTGGCTATGGCATCCGAGTTTGCCTGCTCAGCCTTCTTTGCTCTTGCCGTCTCATCGGTGATGGCCTTGGCATTTGCCGCTTCTGCAGCCTTCGCTCTTGTCACTTCATCCGCTATGGCATTCTTCGCTGCACTGGCCGCCGATGACGCAGAAGCTTTCGCATCCTTTGCACTCTGCGCCGCATTGTCCGCATACTTCTTCGCGTCATCGATATGGTCTGCAGCTTTCACGATAGCCGGAAAGTCTGAATCAGATACAGCGGTATCGTCTCTCAAGGCTGCTGGCTCCACGAGGAAGATGAAGTTTGCCGTACCGA